GCGAGTGGGTGATCTCCTACGCGACTACAGAGAAGGACGTGGTTGATCTAAAGAAAAACCTCATCGCCAGCGTTAAAGCCAATGTTGGCGCAACTCTCTCATCCTCAGATTGGAGAGTAATCAGAGAGGCTGACGGTGGAACAGCGATGAGTGACGCATGGAAGACATGGCGTAATGAGATTCGCGCTCATGGCAATTCCCTTGAGTCTGGTATCGAAGCCTTTGCATCTGTGGATGCAGTAAAGAACTTCCAGAATCATGCAGTGCAGGAGGAAAGGAAGGTGTCTACCTACGATGACGCGGGTGTAGAGACAATCGGCCCTGAGACTGAGACAGTCAATCGTACTGTAGACAAAACATATTGGGGCTGGCCTGAAGCGCCTGATGCGGAGGCTGATCCGTATCACGTTAGGTATATCTAATGGCAATAATCCCGGTTGATAACCTTGGTCAAGTAGGCATTGTAAAGGATATTGCGCCTTTCCAATTACCTCCTAACGCTTGGTCAGATGGTAATAATATCAGAGTAGAGCATGGTGCGATTATGAAGTCGCCGGGTTACTCGTCTGTTATAGAAACTTGCCCTGTAGCGCCATACCATATTATTCAATTAAAAGCGGGAGTTAATGACTATTGGGTTGTTGGTGGTCTTAATGCTATTCATGTGTATGACAGCACCTCTAAGGAAACCGCTATAAATGATGCCAGTGGGATTGACGCATCCAATACAACTGTAACAGTAGACAGTACAACTGATTTTGAAACTAATGGAACTATCACTATAGAGAGTGAGCAGATTACCTACACAGGAAAATCAAGCACCCAGTTTACAGGGTGTACGAGAGGGGCCAACTCCACATCTGCCGCGTCCCATGCTGATGATGTAACGGTATCAAGAACAAATAAGTGGTACGATATCACTAGAGGGGGCGGCGCTGGCGGAGCGTATTCTGCAAACGCTACTGATAGTTGGACATCTACAACAATCGGCGGTGTTCTTATAATGAACAACGGTGTAGATGAGCCTCAGTTTTGGGAGTTAATAGCAGGAGTTCCCGGAACTGTACAGAAAATGCAGAACTTGAGTAACTGGCCAGCCAGTACAGAGTGCAAGTCTATGCGCTCATTCAGATCATTCTTGGTTAGTTTAAATATAACAAAGTCTAATGTTCCAAACTCAAGAGTAGTTAAGTGGTCTACTGAAGCGGGAATAAATACAGTTCCTTCCTCATGGGATGAAACCAGTGCTACGGTTGATGCTGGTGAATACTCATTAGAAGAAACAAAAGGCTCTATCGTTGATGGGCTTCCCTTGCAAGATACCTTTATGATCTACAAGGAAGACTCAACCTACGCGATGACGTATGTTGGAACCCCTTTTATATTCGCCTTCAGACAACTATCCCCAACAGTGGGAGCCTTGGCTAGAAACTGTGTTACTGAATTTGATGGCGGTCATTTCATCTTTGGTAATGGTGATATGTATGTTAATGACGGCCAAAGAATAAAAAGTATTCTCCCCCATAAAATGAGGGATTATATCTTCTCCTATATTGACGGTGAGCAGTATAAGAAATCGTTTTGTGTTACTGACTATAACAGGTCTGAGGTGTTAGCCTGTTTCCCATCTGCTGATAACATATCAAATCAATGCGATAAAGCCTTGGTTTGGAATTGGTCTAATAATGCTTTCTCCATCAGGGATATTCCTGATCTAGCCCATATAAGTTATGGGACAATAGAGGATGAAACTGCCCTTGGAACTTGGGCGGCAACTACGTCTACTTGGGCAACTGTAACTGGTATATGGGCTGTCAACTGGAACACTGTAGAGAATGTTCTTGTGTTTGCCTCCCCGACTAACACAAAAGTATATAGGGATAGGGTAGGTTTCCAAGCGGATGGAAGCGACATGAACTCCTACATTGAGCGTACCGGATATACGATGGATGAGCAGAATAATCCAGATCAATCTACTGTAAAACATATTAAGTCTATATGGCCTAAAATGACCATAGACAAAGATGAGACTGTTAATTTCTATATTGGTACTCAGATGTCTACGGAAGAAGCGGTAACATGGGAAGGGCCGATGGAATTTAACCCGGATACACAATCTAAAGTATCGTGTAGGGTTTCGGGAAAACTTTATGGCCTGAGAATAGAATCCAGTAGTGATGCTGGATGGAGACTTGAGGGGTTAGAGTTTGATGTGCAGAATTCTGGCCGTAGAGGTAGTAGGTCTTACTGATGGGATATAATACCTACACAGACAGAAAGGTAAAGAGTGTAACATTCTACCAACCGGGATCAATCCCAGAAAACCCCGAATACCTTGGTGAATTTGTTATACGAGAACTAAAAAAGTTGGGTGATATTCTTTTCAACGTATCAGCCTTGAGGCTAGAGGAGTTGCATGAGGAGCCTGACAAACCTAGAAATGGTGATATAAGATATGCGGATGGCTCAGATTGGAATCCCGGCGGCGGTGCTGGCATTTATGCTTACATTGGGAGTAGTTGGACAAAACTCTAATGCCGATTTCAGGTCAACATTCTTAATAGATTCCCATAGATTATCCACCCTGTCCTACCTGTCAGATGATAGGTCAGATGCTTGGAGAGCAAGTGTAAGAGGGGCGATATCCAACGATACCCATGCGGATATTCTAGCCAGAAATACGGATAGCGTCTGGGGGATTGTAGACGGGGTTGGAGGTAATTGGAGGTCTAGGCTACAGGGGTTAGGTAAAAAACCCGTGTTATGGCTCATAAGCGATGACAGTCCGGAACTATACGCGAGAGGGCTAGACAACCAGATTGATCATCAGAACAGGGTTGTCTCCGAGGTTGATGACTTGGTTAGCCATTACGTTCTCTGTCTTGAATGTGATGAGTATTACAGCCCCGCACAGGTATCAACCCTAATCAGTAAACTCAGGGAAAAGACAGACAAGCCGATAGGGGTACACCTTACTCCGGGGGTACAGGCGGAGTATATCAAAGATGCAGATATAATTTACCTTCAAACGGGATTCCAGATTAGTGAGGAAAAGTTCAGACAACATATCGAAACCGCTCTTAGGTTTGGAAAACCAGTTGTCGTATCTGAGTACCACCTTAACGGAACGAGTGCAGAGGCAAAAAGACTTGGAGACATTGCTTGTTCGTATGAGGGAGTTGTTGGAACAGGAAACGGTAGAGGACAAACATCTTGTCAAACCCTAGAGTGGGGCAAGAAAAAGAAAGAGTGGTATCAGGAGTACGAAAAGGAAATAGTCGTGTCTGGCATCGCAGTTGCAACCCTCTTCGTGATGTTAAACCGAGAACCAACGGTAAGGTTCCGGATAAGCGATAACGGATACGAACTAGGATTACAGTCTGACAGATACGACTTGCGCTATACTGAGGACAGAATACAGGCTACATATAGGATTGAATTTTAATGGCTACTATAACATTACGAGAAACAAAAGGAAGCCCTCTCTCTTTCGCGGAGATGGATGGAAACCTTACCAGTCTGAATAATGGCAAATTAGAGATCATTGAAAATCTTGGAATAAAGAGCAACATGAATGTTAACACAGACTATATTGCTGTGTACGATTCATCTGGAGGAGAGAATAAAA